CTATTGGATGCGTTTATTGAGGGTGATATAGCGGAGGGAGGTGGAGACTTAACTGTCGTAGTTGAATCTATTTTAGATCGTACTTCAGAATCTGTAGTGCTATCCGTTACGATTGTTTCTGCTTTGGCTATGGACGCATAAAGCAAATAAACAACTAGACTAAATGCTATAAGAAAAAAGATCAGCGCAGTTTTTTTCTTAACTCTCATTATTTCCCTCCCCAAGTACATAAGCTGTTAAGCGGAAACACCTTACAATTAATTTTGCCACACGATCCCACCGCCAATAATGCAACTAGCAATGTCCATACAATAAAAGTTGTACGTTTAGTGGCCATCTTTAGAAAACCCCCACGAACCTTTGCGGTTTAGAGATAGGGCTGAACCTAGAGTCAACCATGCCTCCAGTAGCCATCTTCTTTTTTGTCAACGCAACAGCTACAGCTTGATCCATAGGATAGCCCTCTGACACTAGCTTTTTTATATTCGAACCCACAGCTTTTTTAGACTTACCTTTTTTAAGTGGCATTACCTACTCCTGTTTCTCGCTTCCATCGCATCTCTCTGAACGTCTATTCTTTCTCGATTTACGTCAGTCCTAGCTTCGGCGATCTCTTCTTGCAGTTCTAATCGAGCAGAGTCGGTTACAGCTTTTTGCTGTAGTTTCTCCGTTTCAATCATAAGATCCGCTTGATCCACTATAGCTTTGCGCCCTTCGGCTTCCTCCTTAAGAGCCAACTCTTTCATTCTTATTTGAACCAAAGGATCCGCCATAGGGTCTGGAGGAGGAGGGGACAATTCAGGAAGATATTGTTGAAGTAGCTGTAACACTTGCATCGCAACCAGTTTTTCCATTTCCCCAGGGACTTGCATCTGTTGCTCAACTTGTTGCATCTGTTGTTGCGCTACCTGCGGATCAACACCCCCGGATTGAACATTCATTTGAACTTCCTGCACCAGATCTTGCAACTCTTGTTCTACCATTTGTTGCGCTTTCAAGGAAATATGTTCCTGCGTGTGAGCATAAAACGTCCCCTGTACATGGGGAGAAGTAACCACCAGAGGTGTTTTCATAAACATCAAATGGATAGCAATGTGGGCATCGTGATCTTGTTCTGGGAAAGCTTGCAGAAGTTCCCCCATTAAAGCTCTAGCATTCTCAAGAGCAGGTCCTAGCGGTCTCGGTTCTGCTTGTGGAGGTAAGATCTCATCGATGTTTTGAACCTCTAGTGCTTGATACATTCTTCTATACGCTGCGTAGATATTATGTATCTGAGGATTAGACTGGGCAAGTTGAAGTTGCGATTGAGCCAACGTAACCCTCTGTGCCATTGAGAATATGTTCGGATCGGAGACAGGTATTACATCTACTCTCCCGTCAAAATCCTCTGCCTTAATTGTTCTAGGAGCTCCTGCCACTTCATACGGATATTCCGCAGGAAGGTTCTGAGCAAAAATAGTCGCAAGTAATCTAAACTCTGTCTTCTGTGCATAATGCAATCTCTTATGGATTGCCGACATAACCTTCATACCACGTTCCAACATCGCAACTGTCGTTCCAACAGGCGTCTCTTGGTTCATATTGTTCACTTGTTCGTCAGCCAAAGAAATAAATCTACGGCCTCCTTCAATGATTACACCAAGAAGTTGTGCCAAAGTTCCAGAAGGTTCCTTATAGGGCAACGGAACAATAGCGTTCCTTATATCCCCACCTGGTACATCTATATCCCGCCATTCGCCCGGCTGTAACGGGTCATCCGAATTTCGAACCCTTACACCCCTAGCCTTGAAACCCGCAGGCAGATTCGCCAGTGTGCCCGCATCAATAAGTTGACGCAGTATACTGGTTGCCGACCGACCAAGACCCCCAATCATGTGGATTAAACCAAAACCATAAAAGCCTAATCCAGGCATGAACTTGTAATGAACGAAATATTGTCTCTTCTTTGCAATGTCGGAATCTTCTTCGAAGTTTCTACGAATCGATAGTATTAAATTCGACCCTCGGTCAATCGTGACGATGTACGGAAGTTGAATACCTGTAACGTCCCCTTCAGGAGATGTGTCTTCAAAACCCTCGAGGTCTAGATTAACATGCATTTCCAGTAAAGTGTAGATGTCGTCCATGTAGGTTTTAGATATACCTTCGAGCTCATCTACTTTCTTCTTAACTCTGTTCTCATTGTCGGACGTGCTTAACTCAACATCCCTATAGAACCCTGCAACCTGCATCTTGCGGATTTCATTGGCATCCATTCTTAAAACATGCGTAACCCTAGAAGCCGTAGCTAAATCACTTGCGGCGTATGGTACAACAAGGTCTTGAGCAGGAAGGAATTTAGCCACTGCGCGTTGTAATGCTGGATCGTAGTAAACTTTCTTAAAGGTAGAACCCGATAACGGCAAATAAAACAGTAGTTGATCCATGTCTGGGTCATACTCCTGCATAACCTCCATGATTTGGTAGTTCATATATTCTTTTACACGGTGGGCTTGATCTTCTTTTGCAGCGTCTTGCACCCCAAGAACCTGTGTTTTTATAGGTCCTCCTGAAGGAAGCAGTTCTTTGTACGCTTGTGCTTGGAATTGAGTTACCGATTCCATGATTAAAGGATGAGTTACGCCTGAAGCTCCTTCAAAAGGACTGGATCGTTCTTTGTATTGAATCCCAAGTTGGTCAAGGCCTCTTGTGTACGCTTCTTCCCATTCATCGCGAGACAACAAATCATCCTCATAGGCCCCACTCAATTCCGAAGATAACTCCGAAAGATACCCATCATCCAAATACTCGGCTAAATTTGCATCGTGTTCTATTAAATCATCAAGACTAAACTCTGCGTCTTCAGATATTGCCTCAATAAGAGCACCGCCATCTTCGTTCGGGGTTATCTCCGCACCGCCCTCGAAAGTCTCTTCTTCGACCACCTCAATCTCCTGTCCATTCATTTCTGGAAAAGATCCTCCCTGCATAAAGCCAGAGTCAATGTTCGATCCTGTTAACTGTGGTGGTAGTGCCATTAGTAATACTCCCTTTTACGAGGTCGATTATCCTCTTCCAGCTCCTCTCCGTCAAGGGAAACAAATCCTCCTTGTCGGAATCTCATTACTGCTAATGTCATATTATCACAATAGTCATCATGATCACCATTAGGAAACGACGCAACTTCTTCGATAACTTCATCAGCAAACTTCTTGTCCGCTGGTGCCCATACTACACCCGCTTCGAACAATGGCGCAACCATGTGCATCCGGGTTATTTTATCACTACCCTTACCGGGAGCAAAACCTAACGCAGGTATTCCTCGAAGCCTGAGTTCTTGGATCAAAGGCGTACCAGTAGCTTTTGCTTCTACTAACACCATATCTGGTTCCCAGTACTCATGCTCATCAAACGCAACTTCTTTCAATTCTGGAAAATTCCAACGTCCACGCTGGGCATCCAAAAGTATTATGTTATCCGGCCCGCCTTCCTCGGGGCAAAAGATACCCCAAGTCGTAATCGCTGAATAGTCCGCAGTTTCTTTTTTAGAAAACGCCGTGTCATACGCTTGCAGAATATACTTTAATGGAGGGATCTTTTCCTTATCCCAAGACTTCCACCACTCCCTCTTAACAATCGCGCCCTCAGAGGTGGTCGGTTGCTGCTGCCACTGAGCAGACCATTTAGCTACAGGAAGTGAAGCCTTAATAGATAATAAAGCGTCCTTATCCCAGAACTCAGGCCATAACGGTTTATCTGAGGGCAAAATAGCAGGGAATTCCACAACTTCCCACTGATCCGACATAATATCTGCGCCCTGAGCAGCTATTAGCCTCCCTGTCAAGTCCTTTTTTCCCCACCGAGTCATAACAATTATGATAGACCCACCGGGTTGAAGACGTTGTCGAGGTCCAGACGTGTACCATTCATACGCATGATCAAATGCAGTCTCACTTAAAGCGTCTTGCTCCGAGTGTGGGTCGTCAATAACAAATAAATCAGCACCACGACCCGTCACCGCAGCTCCAACCCCCGCCGCAAAGTACTCACCACCCACATCTGTCTGCCATTTTCCCGCACCCTTGTTGTCTTCTTTAAGGTTTGTATTCGGAAAGATGTCTTTGTATTGCGGATCATCGATTAAATCGCGGACTTTCCTGCCAAAACGTACAGCAAGCTCCGTGTTATGCGTAGCCTGAATGATCTTCAACTTGGGATTACGACCCAAGAACCATGTAGGCATAAGATACGAAGCAAACTCAGACTTGGAATGTCGAGGAGGCATGTTGATTATTAAGCGTTTCAACTTGCCCTGGGCTACTTGCTCCAGTTTCTCCGCGATAATTCGGTGGTGCCGACCCTCAATGAAGTTCTCATACACATAATGTGCAAACGGCATGAAATGTTCTTGCGCCTCTTCCCTAATATCTAATCGGTTCTTAGCCTCCGTAAGCGTTAGAATTTCTTTTAGAGCCTCTTCGGGGAGAGCATGTAAGTTCATTAGACAACATCAGTTGTATTTAAAATGTAAGGATCTATTCGTCCAACGGTTGCAGGTTGATAGTACGCACCTGCGGTAGGCCGACCATATTTCTTAGCTACTGTTGAATCCACTACTTCCGCAGGCTCCTCGTCTTCTATTGGAACACAAATGTATCTTCCGTCAACTAGCTTTAAGATGTATCCTGGAGGACAGTCATCATCCTCATTTGGGAACACGACGGTTTCGTCTTCGCTACCAGTTCCCGCTCCAGGATCCGACCCTACAGGATCCTTAACCTCGGTCCCTGCTATGTCTTCTGGAGGCTCTTGATCAGTCACAGTTGTTCGGATTTGATTGTCAACTGTCGTGTCAATAGAATTAAGATAATTGGTTTGTGCGTTTTGTGCGGCTATTGCTGCGTTTTGTGCGTCTATTGCTGCTTGTTGAGCACGAGTGAATGAGGGGACGGATGTATCTCCCGCGACGACATCCGAAAACTGCGCCTCAATCGGATCATTGTTTGGAGTGTTTCTTCCCTGTGTCGGTCCAAAGGTCTCAAAGACCTCCTGACCATACTGGGCATCCTCAATCGGATTGACGTTTGGATTTAAACTGAAAGGAGTTCTTGCCTGTGTAGGCCCAAAATACTCATTAACCTCCCCGTCGAAAACATAAGGTGCAGGCGGTCTGTTGATACTTCCCTCAACTGTCACACTTGGATCAACTCTGTTTTGCTCTAATTGCAGAGCTGGATCAAACAGTTGTCCTTGAGACACATATGGCTCTAGGGATGAGCCCCGCTGTGAATCAATAATACTTGTGATCTCTGCCCGTGTAAGGCCTGTTAGTTCCATTAATCTCTGAATGGTATTCGGGGATACTTCCCCAGTTTGAGCTAATTCTGTACCTATAATGTCCGTTGCCGCCATAACGCCCATAGAGGACGCAGTTGATGGAACCGCAACCGAACCAACTCCTTGGTCTAAAGGCAGATTGTTAGGGGAAACAACAGGATTAGCAACAGGGTCGTTTAACTCCATCATCCGAGCTATCTCAGCTTGCCTTGCGGATTCTAAATCCTGTACTGAACCAACTCCTTGGTCTAGGAGCTGATTGTTAGGACCGATGTAAGGATTAAG